GAAAAAGTTAATAAACTTTATTATCTACCTGCTCAATATGTAGAAATTATTGGAGGTGGAATAGCAGAGCCAGTAACAGGCTACAAAATGACAATAGGTGACCAAACTGTATTTTTTACAAAAGATGAAGTTGTACATTTATCTTATTTTAACCCTAATTACGGAATTGATGGGCAACAATTATACGGTCAAAGTCCATTAGAAGCAGCGCTAAATACTGTTCAATCAAGTAACGAGGGAATGAATACCAAAATCAAATCGTTTTTGAATGGTGGTGTTCACGGTTTATTGACAAGTGCGGACAAAGACCAGACTATTTCGGTTGAGCAAATGAGCCAAGTACAGGAAATGATTCATCAAAAGATTACAGGTTCAGCAAATGCCAAAGGTATAACCGCTACTCCTGCAATGTTAAGCTATCAACAAATAGGGATGAGTCCCGCTGATTTAGAAGTCATTAAGTCTATTCAGTTTGATGAAGAAATGATTTTAAAGGCTTTCGGTATAGACCCTATTTTATTTTCAAAAGATTCTGCAAGCTACAATAACAAAAAGGAAGCGTCAAAGACTTTAGTTTATAACGTAATTGTTCCAATATTAAACTTAATGTGTGAACTTTATACGGATTGTTTTAACGATCCAAATGTGTTTATTGGTTACGACATTTCACACTTTGAGGAAACACAACAAGACTTAAAAACGCAAGTAGAAATGCTTGATAAAGCGTGGTGGATAAGTCCAAATGAAAAACGTGAAATGATGGCAAAAGAAAAAAGTTTAGATATTTTGATGGATAAAATATACATTCCAAGTTCATACGTTCCTATTGATGAAGTTTCTGTGCCATTAGATGCTAATTTAAAAAACTTTGATTACAAAGACTAATGACCGACAAAGACATAACCAAACTTGCAAAAGAATGGGAAACATTAGCCGAAAAACTTTATTTATTAGGCTATAAAAAGTTTTCAGTAGCTTTAAGAAAGTCCATTGAGCCTTTAATAAATTATATTGAAACCACAGGTGTTTATCCTACTGAATTGGCTAATCTTTTAGTTACTCAAATACCTATAAGCACAGCTATGAATGAGTTTGTACCATTGGTAGCAGATAGAACAGCTAAAAACTTTTATAAATCTTATCTTAAGTTTTTGCCCGAAACTGCAGGCATAGCGGTTGGGTTTTCAAGTGAAGCGTTTACGGCAGGAATGACAGAATATTTAAACACAGTTGGTTTAAAGCATATAACAGAAATTACAGAAACCACTCGTAAATTAGTTAACCAAGCATTTAGGGATTCATTAGAAAACGGCGAAACTACTGCGCAATTAGTAAAAAGAATTGAGAAATACACAGGAATGGGCAAGTCAAGGGCAATGTTAATTTCAAGAACTGAAACCTTAATGAGTAGCGCAAGAGCAAAGGAACTACAGGAACAAGAATACCCATTTGAAATGGATGTTTTGTGGATTCACGATGCGCCAAAAGAGCCGAGAAGTTGGCACGTTAACTTAAATAGACAAGTAAGGCAAGGCGATAAGTTTAAAGTAGTTAGTCCCGATGGCGTTACTTATTATATGAAATATGCTGGCGATCCTGCGGGTGGTGCGATAAATAACTGTAACTGCAAATGCACCCATATATACAAAGTTAAACGAGATTCAGAGGGTAACCCTATAAATAAATGAAAATCTTATTTATTACGTGCTTTTACAACCGACCACAAATAAGTAAACTATATTTATTAGGACTTGAACGATTAAAAAAGGTACACGATTTAGATGTACTTGTTTATTGTTCTGATGAGAAAAGTTTAAGGTTATGCGAAAATGAGGGAATAACACACTATTATTACGAAAATTTGCCATTAGGTAAAAAGCACAACGAGTTATATAATGAAGCTATAAAAAAGAATTACGACTATATAATTCATTCGGGCGACGACAATGTAATGAGCGATAATTTGTTTAGTCTTTATATTAATGAGTTTAAAAAAGGTAGCGAATACATTAAATCAAAAGGACTTTATTTTTACAAAGGTGGCAGGGTATTAGAGTTTCATCCGGAAAATACATTTGGTGCCTTTAGAGCGTTTAAAGTGTCAATGTTAAGAGATTTAGTAAGTTGTATAATTACTTTTACTGAAACTATCAATGTTGGAGGTAGAACTTACGAGCAAGGCAAAAAGTACAAAATGCCTAAATATCAAGCCGAGTACTATGTAAAAAAAAACAAAGCAAATAACTTAATTGAAACAGAATTAGAGTTGTACGATAATAATATTAACTTTGGGTTAGATTTTTCAAGTGAAAGCACAATATTAGAAGCAAGGGTAAAAGAAACAATAATATCCACCATTAAGCCTGAAATTATAGACTTTAAGAGCGAACAAAACATTTGGAAGTTTGAAAGGTATTATACAATGTGCAAGGATGCTAAAAAAGAGGAGATTTATAGGATAATAGGCGAAGAGGAAAAAGAATATTTAAATAGTTTGTAGTTTTAAAATTTGTTTAAGCCTTACAGAAATGTAGGGTTTTTTTTTGCCATTTTGATAATTGCTAAAATTTTTAGTAAATTTGTTTAAAAATATGTATGAAAGAAATACAATATAAAAACTATAACGCTTCTATTAGCGATTTAGATGTTAAGAATGGAGTTATTACAGGTTATTTTTCAGAGTTTGGTTCTCCCGACTATGATGGCGATATTATGGAACGTGGATGTTTCAAAAAGTCTATTGCAGAAAGAGGGCCTAACGGGAAGAACGAAATTAAGTTTTTATGGCAGCACGATAGTTGGAAGCCATTAGGGCCTATACAAGTCTTAAAAGAGGATTCCAAAGGCTTATATTTTGAAGCTAAAATATCAGATACTACTTATGGATTAGATGCTTTGAAACTTTATCGAGATGGTGTTATTAATCAGCATAGTATCGGTTTTCAAACTATTAAAAGCATTGAAGAGCAAATTAGTGAGGATAAGGAAGTAACACGCATCACAGAGGTTAAGCTATGGGAAGGTTCGGCAGTTACTTGGGGAGCTAACCCTAATACCCCATTTAACGGATTTAAGGGAATGGGAATTAAAGAAAAAGAAGACAGAATAAAACTATTAGTAAAAACTATCAGAGGTGGCGATTTAACAGATGAAACCTATTCTTTGATAGAATACGAAATATTAAAATTGACAAGTTCAGTTAATGAAACAAAGGAAGCCGTTAATAGCACTTCTATTGAAACTAACCCGAACACGATTAGCGAATTTAGAAAATTGTTAAACCTTTAAAAATTAAAAAATGGAACAAGAATTAAAATCATTAGCTGAAGACTTAAAAGCAAAATTTAACGGGTCTGAAACTAAATTAAAAGCGATAGAAGAAAAAATCGCTGAAATTGTAGCAAACGCTGAAAAGTCTTTAACAGACAAAGAAGCAGAAATTAAAAAAGCATTTGAAGCAGAAATTACTTCAATCAAAGAAAGAGCAAACGAGTTAGATGCTTTAGTAGCTAAAAAAGCAAAAGAAGAATCAGAAAAAGCTCCTAAAACATTAGGGGAAGCATTATCTGCACAAGTAAAAGAAGTAGGTGGTGGAAACTACGAAAAAGGTGTTAAAGAAATTGAACTTGCATTGAAATCTGCAAACGGTTCATTCTCTATTCCTTTAAACTTGAAAGCGGTTGGCGATATGACTACTTCAGGTAACTTAACTGGTGACCCTGTAAGAACTTACAACACTCGTCAAGGATTAGTACCTTTCCAAAAGGTAAATATGCGTGACTTGATGCCGACTGTAATTTCTTCAACTGGTACATTTGTAACTTACAGAGAAACAGGCTCAGAAGGTTCTATTTCAACTCAAACTGAAGGTTCAAGCAAATCACAGATTGATTACGACTTAACTGAGATTGTAACTGTTAACTCATACATTGCAGGTTTTGCTCGTTTCTCAAAGCAATTAATGAAAAACTTACCTTTCTTAGAGGGTACGCTTTCACGTATGTTATTGAGAGATTTCTATAAAGCAGAAAACAGTGCTTTCTTTACAACTGTTTCAGGTGCTGCAACTGGTTCAGGTACTACAAGTTCAACTACTTCGGACATCGAAGCTATCATTGACTTAATCGGTAACCAATTAGCTGCAAATTTCAATCCATCATACGCATTGGTAAATCCAAAGCAATTAGCTAAATTGATGAAAGAAACTTTCACAACTGGTTACTATGCTGGTGCAGGTGCTGTTACATTAACTCCAACAGGAATGAATATTTTTGGTGTTCCAGTAGTTCCTGCTTCGTTTGTAACTGACAATTATGTATTGATTGCTGATGCTGATTACCTTGAAAGAGTAGAGGTTGAGGGTGTTAACGTTGTATTCTCATACGAAGACGCTACAAACTTCACTACTAACAAAGTAACTGCTCGTATTGAGTGTCAAGAAGCAGTAAATACTTTAAGAGTAGATTCGTTAATCTACAAAAATTTAGCGCCTATTAGCTAATTTTAAGTATAAGTATAAAAATATGGCAGGTATTTAATTATATCTGCCTATTTTTTTGTATTTTTGTGTGGTTCGTAATTGTTTTTTCATATAAAAGGGTTGACTTTAATTAGTCGCCCTTTTTTTGTATCTTTGAATATGAAATTTATAGCAACGATAGACTTTTCAGGCATTGAGGGAATGCCTTTTAGGTATTACAAAGGTCACATTTACGAATTAGAAAACAACAAAACTGTTAAGAAATTAGTTAAAGTTGGCTATTTGCAAGAGTTTGAGGGTTTCAAAGAAATTAAAGAATACAAAGAAGTAATTGAAACTCCTAAAAAAAGAGGAAGAAAAACAAAAGAATCTAAAATTGATTTAGACACTAAATGATTAAGACAGAAGCATATAACGAAAGTAAGCAGTTTTTAGGGTTAACGAAAAAAAATGGTGTTAAGGCAGGTAAATTGTACACACAAAAGCCGTTGGGTTTTTTTAGTGTTACAAGAAATTTAGCAGCATATAGAACAAACCAAGAAGGTGTTTTAGAGTTAATGGGTGCTAATGTTCCGAGAATAGATTACCCGATTACAATATTAGAGCCTGCAAGAACTAATTTAATTTTATATAGTCAAGAATTTGATAATGCTGCGTGGATAAAAACAGCATCAAGCATTACTGCAAATATAATTAATGCGCCCGATGGTACTTTAACTGCAGATAAATTAGTAGAAAACTCATCTACTGGTTTGCATTATATGCAACAGTCTTTTTCTCATTTTGCAGGTCAAACATATACTATTAGTTTTTATGTAAAATCCGCCGAACGTTCAAGTTTATTAATACAAACAAATTCAGGTTTTAACGTACAATTAGCATCGGGGCAATTTATCAATACAAATAACGGGTTACCTCTTAATACTTTAACTGGTGTAACTGTAACAAGTCAATCATTACCAAATAATTGGTTTAGAATTTCAATATCGTGCGTTTGTGCATCCACTGGAACTTCTAATATATTTTTTTTATTAGCAGTAGGAACAACAATTTCTTATACTGGTAACGGGGTAAACGGTTTATTTTTATGGGGCGCACAATTAGAAACAGGAAACACTGCTACTGCGTACATTCCCACAACTAACGCACCTGTAACCGTTCCTGCTGTAATTGAAGCGCAATGTCCCGAATTATTAGTGGAAAATGAAGCTACAAATAGATTTTTACAAAGTCAAAATTTATCTTCTGCAACGTGGACTAAAACAGCTGTAATCAATTCAAGCACACAAGTAGCACCTGATGGCACAAATACAGCATTTGGAATGCAAGACAATAGTCCAAGCTCGTTTTTGTTTTTTTCACAAAATAATACAATAGTAACAAATACAAACTACACACATTCCTATTTTATAAAAAAATCATTTGTTCCATTAACATTTTACAGTGGTTTGGATATTTTTTCAAGTGGCAATAATATTAGAATTATCTTAAACAATTATAATGGCACAGCGGTAACTTCACAAAGTGGCACTGCTACACTTGTATCTACAAAAATAGAAGATTATGTTGACTATTATAGAGTGTCAATAACTTATAAATTTGCAAGTAATACTTCTATTATTTTTTATCATTACCCAGCTATTTCTACAAATGGTACTACAACAAACGCTGCGGCACAAGGAATAAATATATATTGGGGGTTTCAAAATGAGTTAGGAAACAAGGCTACTTCATACATTCCTACAACAACAACAATTGTAACACGCCCTGCTGACAATGTACGAAATAATACAATAGGATATGACAACGAAGAAAGTACAATTTTTGTAAGAGCAAGGTTAAACTTTACAACTGATTATCAAGGAATTGCTACTTTGTGGGATGGCGACGATATATACAATGGCTATATAACTATGTATTATTATATAAGTGGTGGAGTTAGATATATAGCGTTTGATACTTATAATGGTTCTGATACAAACCAATATTTATACACAGCACCGAGCGATGGTGTTTATAGTATTGCTTTTGCATATAATACAACATCGGGTGGTTATAAAATAGCTATAAATGGTGTTTTGATAAGTGACGACGCATTCCCGAACGATTTACCAAGTTATACACTATTAACTCAAATGACATTGGGTTCATTTTTAACTTATTTTAATTCAAGAACAAAAGGCTTTATGTATTTTGATTCAATGTTAGACAATGACAGTTTAGAAAATTTAACAGTACAATAAAAATGGAAGTACAAATATTACAAGATTTGGCAAGTGAGCCAGTAACTTTGCAAGAAGTTCGAGATTATTTAAGAATAACCACAACGGCAGAAGACGACACGTTGAACATTTTAATAACTTCTGCGCGTGAAAGATTAGAAAAATACACTTGTTTGAGTTTTGGCGAAAAAGAGTTAAAGGTTCGTTGGGATGCTTTAGATTCTACGGTTTACGGCAAGGAATTACCATATCAACCTAACGCAGATGTTACAGAATGCGAAAACGACAATGGAGATACTATTTCATACGAATTAAAAGGACTTGAATACAAAAAGATTTATTTATATGGTAGTGCAGGGGTAAATGTTACTTATACAGCAGGGTTTGAAACATTGCCTAAAGGCTTAAAAAATGCTTTGTTAAAAGAAATAGCAACGGAATACGAACAAAGGGAAAATTTTATTTTAGATGCAAGTGGAGAGCCTTTAAGTAACGATGCAAAAAGATTATGCTCATCTTATACAAGAAATTTATGGTTGGGAAATTAAGACATAAAATTGACATTTTAAATTTTAGCACTGTGCCTAATGGTTCAGGGGGTTTAATAGAGACGTGGAGAGTAGACAAAACTGTTTTTGCTATGGTTACGCCTACAAGTGGCTTTCGTTCATTAGAAGCGTCGCAAATTAGCTTAAATCAAACATATAAGGTAATAATAAGATACGAAGACTATCCTGTGTTGAGTAAGACTAATAAAATACAATTTGAGGGTAAATATTTAATTATTCACGAATTTAGAATATTAGAAGAAAAGCGCAAATGGATTGAAATTAAATGCGAAGCCGATAGCAGTGATATTTTAATATACGATGAACAATTTCAACCAATAACAGACGAAAACGGAAACTTTATAACAACATAACTATGCCAATATTTAACGAGGGAGAAGAACTAAACTATTTAGAAAAGGATGACATTCTAATGAGTGGAAGTCCTGATAATTTTAGCAAAGTAAAAGCGCAGAATCTTTATAACAGAACGTTAACAAGAACGCAGTTACAGGCTTTAATAAGTGCAAATGCTTTAAACATAGGACAACAATACACTATAAGTAACGCTGTAAGTAACACAATGGCTTTAAAGG